GCCAATGGTCGTCAGAAACCAGTAGAAGAATTAGAAGTTGGTGATGAAGTAAAAGATATTCTTGGCGAGACAAGAGTTGTTGATGGTATAAGAAACATGCAATACAGCAAAACAGGCGTATCGTATGTTATAAATGGTAAATATTTAATTACTTCACAACATATGTTTTATTCTGCTGATAGAAAATTATATTCTATCTGGTCTCATAATTTTGCGATGTTCGACCAGACAGAAATAAAAAATATGTTTACTTTTATTACAGAAAAAAATAAATTAAAACAGAAATGGGTATGGTATAGTGAAGAGACAAGCAGTATAACGACTAGGATGTATCAGGAAGATCCTAGATGGCAAGATGTTTACCTTAACACTATGAATGGCCCAGAAAAAGTAGAATTGATAGAACAGATTGATATGTCAAATGAAGATACTATGTATTCTCATTCTGTTACTGGTTCTGGTACATATTATGTTGGCGGTTTGTGTGTTGCTGCAAGAACAAATGAGACATGGGATTATGTTAATATGAAACCGATCGATGGTGTTGTTACTATCGTAAATAACAACCCTGATGGCAGGATTAGAAACTATCAGAGAGTAATAGATATAAATCATGATGATAATGAACATTCTTGCTGGTGCCCAGAAGATCAACATTGGAAAAATCACTGGAGATTTAAATAAGAGGATTATATTATGCACGATATGAAAATGCTGAATATCTTTAGGATTCCCGTTTATTCTTTCAAATTTAAAGATCATGAAAAATTTAAACAGAATTGGAGTGAATACCTGGAAGAATATGACTATGGTAGGCATAAAAAATTAAGAAAAAAACAATTTGATATAACTAATCCAAATCTACATAAAGAAAAATTGTTTAATCCGATTAGAGTATTTTTCTTAGAATGTATGTATGAAGCAATGAGTGATCTTACCTTTAAACATGATATTGGTATCACGAGTTGTTGGGGAGTTAAACAGGGGCACAATGGTTATCATCATGTGCATACGCATGGTAACTCTTTATTTGGGGCTGTATATTATCTAGATTCTGATGCAGAAAAACCATCTGGTACGATATTTCAAAATGTTATGGGTGATTTTATGAGTATTCGGATGGGCAGACATTCTAATAAACCCAATTTTACTAGCACATTTAATCATGAACATCATGAACCATGGGAAGAAGGTAAACTGGTAATATTTCCTGGATGGCTAAGGCATACGACAAAAGTTAATAAATCAGAAACCAGAAAGATTATTGGGTTTAATACCATGCCAATAGGTAAAACGGTCATAGATCCATACGATAGATATGATTATCAGGATTTTAGGGATGCTGAGATGTTTGGAGATAATTTGTAATAAATACAAATAAACACCAACTACGGAAATAAAAAATGGCAGTACCAGCAACTAGAGATCAATTTAAAGAATATTGCCTTCGCAAACTGGGCAAACCTGTCATTGAAATTAACGTAGACGATGATCAGGTTGATGATCGTGTAGATGAGGCTCTTCGCTATTTCTGGGACTATCATTTTGATGGTTCAGATAAGACATACTTCAAATATAAAATAACACAGACAGATATCGTTAATCGTTACGTTACTATGCCAGATAATATTATTGGAGCTGTTAATCTATTCCCAATAGGTCAGGCTCTTAATACAAACAATCTGTTCAATATTCGTTACCAGATCGCCCTTAATGATCTTTATACATTAACATCTGTTTCAATGGTGCCATATTATATGGCTCTTAGTCACGTTCAATTCTTAGAACAGATGTTAGTTGGCCAACAGCCAATCCGCTATAATCGTCATATGAATCGTTTCTATATTGATATGGATTGGCATATCCTCAATGTTGGTGATTTTATCATCGTTGAGGCGTATCAGATCGTTAACCCAGATGAGTATACTCGCGCATGGGGCGATCGTTGGTTAGCTCGTTACGCTGAATGTCTAATCAAAGAACAGTGGGGACAGAACCTCAAGAAGTTTGAAGGTATGCAGCTTCCAGGTGGTCTAAAATTTAATGGCCAAAAGATATATGATGAAGCTGTTGAAGAGCGTAAAAACTTAGAGACGGAGATGATTAATACCTACAGCTTGCCTGTCGCAGATATGATCGGCTAATAGATGGCAACGAATTTCTTCTTCAATAACTTTCAGAGTTCGGGCGAACAACAGCTCCTCGAGAATCTTATCGTCGAGGCGATAAAGATCTATGGGGAAGATATGTATTATGTTCCTCGTAATCTTGGTAATTATGATAAGCTATTAACAGCTGATGACCAGTCGTACTACAATCAGGCTATTTCAGTAGAAATGTATATTAAATCTGTTGATGGTTTCGGCGGTGATGGTAATTTTATGTCTAAATTTGGCTTAGAGATTCGCGATCAGGTTACGTTCTCTATTGCTCAGAGAGTATTCAATGAAGAGATCGGTTCCTATACATCTTTCCATAGACCACGTGAAGGTGATCTAATCTATTTCCCACTCAATAAGAAATGTTTCCAGATTAAGTTTGTTAATAAATTCGAGATGTTTTATCAGCTCGGCGCTCTACAGACATGGGAAATGACCTGCGAATTGTTCGAATATAGCAACGAACAGATTGATACAGGTATCCCTGAGATTGATATTCTGCAGACCAAATTCTCAACAAATATTCTTGACTACTCAGTTACGGATGAAGAAGATAATTATCTGACGGACGAAAATGATAATTATCTTGTAGTAGAAGATGATAATTTAGAAATTATCGTAGCAGGGGCTGTAAACGAAACATTAAATGATGGTACTACTAATTTCCCATCAGGTTCAAGCTCTTTCATTGATTTCAGTGTTAGAGACCCATTCAGTGAAGGTGTTGTATAATGTTTCTGCAAAGTTTTTACCACGCTATTATTCGTAAATATGTTACTCTATTTGGTACTCTATTTGATAGTATCACTATTAAGAGGACAGATCATACTGGTCATCTAACAGCAGTAATAAAAGTTCCTATCACATATTCTCCAAAAGAAAAGATGCTAGCTCGTCTTAATGCTGATCCAGATATTGATCGTCAGACAGCTACTCCGACTTTACCGTTGATGGCTTTTGAGATGAATGGTATAAGTTATGATGGTGCCAGAAAACTCAACACAGTAAACAAAGTTGTTGTCAGTCAAGCCAACAATGCTAATATAATGAAGTATCAGTATAATCCTGTGCCATATGATATCAATTTTAGGTTATATGTTATGGTTAAGAATGCTGAAGATGGTACTAAGATTATCGAGCAGATCCTCCCATATTTTACCCCAGATTGGACGACCACAGTCCAGCTTATTCCTGAGATGGAAATATCAGCTGAGATACCGCTTATCTTGAAAACAGTATCGCAAGAGGATGTATACGAAGGGCAGTTTACAGAACGTAGATCCCTTATATGGACTTTAGATTTTACTATGAAAGCATATATCTATGGCCCAGTTAAGACTGGTGCTATTATTAAGTTTGCTAATACAGTATTCTATACTCCTAGTGTTGCTGATGGTTCCTTGCCGACTGCGGTTGGTAATACTACTGCTGCAGCTTTCTTACAGACTCAACCTGGACTACTGGCAAATGGCCAACCAACAGCAAATGGTTCAGCTTCTATAGATCCTAATCTAATTACTGCTACTTCTGATTTTGGATATGTTCAATATAATACAAATACAGGTGTTTGATGACTGCTAATACTGATCCTGTCTGGGGTGCTTTAGGAGTAACTCCATTGACAAAAATTGATGAGACTGTAGCGACCATAGTAGCTTCGGCTAAAGATGACAGCGCTATGGCAGATTTTAATATGGCTCGTTCTAATATACATGAAGTTATCCAGAACGGTTCAAATGCTATAGATAGACTCGCTCAGATCGCTGATGCTTCTCAACATCCAAGAGCATTTGAAGTATTAGCCACCCTATTAAAAGTCCAGTTAGACGCCAACAAAGATCTGATGGAATTACAAAAGAAAATCCGTGAAATACAAGTTGCTGATGAACCACACAACCAAGACGCAAAAAATGTAACAAATAATTTGTTTGTGGGATCAACGTCAGAGCTTCAGAAAATGATAGAGAATATGAAAAATGGATCCAACGATCAAGTCGTATAACGGCAACCCTAATCTAAAGAGATCACAGCAAAAGATACAATATACTCCTGATATGGTACAGGAGTGGCTCAAGTGTTCACAAGATCCAGTCTATTTTACTGAAACTTATATGAAGATTATCAGTATTGACAAGGGTTTGATCAGTTTTAAGTTGTATGATTATCAGAAAGAGATGCTTCGTTCTATGAAGGATAATCGTTATACGATTATTGCTACTGCTCGTCAGGCTGGTAAATCTACAACGACCTGTGCTTTCATCCTCTGGTATGTATTGTTTCATGGAGAGAAAACAGTCGCTCTATTGGCGAACAAGGGTGAAACCGC